CTACCTCGAAGTGGGATACCAGCCTGCCGGCGACGCCTTCTTCTCGAAACGCACCGGTTGGTTTGCGAGCGTCGCCGCCGGCGCGCCATAGATCGTCGTCGAGTCGGAATCGGCGACCGTCAAAGCGAGGATCGCCTGGTTGCAGACGAAGCCGACAAGCGCCCCGTCCGGCGCGGAGCTTGGAAGGTTGAGCGTATAGGTCGAAACCGTTCCGCTCGCATATTGCGTTCCGAACGGCAGCGCCAGGCTGAGCGTGAGCATCGTCTCGCCGGAGTTCTGCAGCTTCGAAGGCGTGTTGAGCGCGGAACTGAGGCTCGGCAGCGTCGCGATGAAGGTCGAGGACGAGCTGCTGTTCTTCAGATAGAGATCGAGCGCGCCGCCTGCGGATTGCGAAACGATATAGTAATAGGAACCGTTCGCGAGGCTCGACGCTTGCGCGGCTGTCGTACTGGCGAAGATTTGCGTGCCGGCATTGGCGAGCGCCGCCATAAGCCCTGCGATCTGCGCCATCATCGTTGTGATCTCGCCGTCCATGTAAAGCACGCTCGCAAGCCCGTTCGAGCTGAAGTTGTCGACCGATTTCCATGCGAAGGGCGTCGTATTCGCCGGCGAGGTGGCGAATACGATGCCGGATGCCGATATCTGGATCGCAAAGCACGCGAGCGACGCATTCAGCGCCCACCATTGCATGGAGCCGGGGTCGTAATAGCCGTTATAGGTCAACCAGAACGTACCGGCCGGATCGGCATAAACGAATGCGCTGGAGCCGATGCGCACGCTCGCAAGCTGCTGGACGTTGCCGTTGCCGTCTTGGGCCACAAGATGGGCTGCCAGCTGATTGAGGAGTGCCGTGGTGAGCGGATTGCCGTCGGAATAACCGACGCGCGTTCCCATGGCGGGATAGGCCGCGGCGGGAGGGGGCGGGTTGGACATGTGCGGCTCCAGATTTTGCTTGGGCGAAGGGTCGCGGACGGCCGGCTCTAGGCGATCGGAATCGCCGTGCTATAACTGCGTGCGATCGAATAGGATTTTCACATCGTGGCGTCTCAACAAGATCGCGCCGATATCGGCTCCCTGGCCAAATTGTTCGTCGGAAGCTCCCAGGGCGAACAGGAAGATTTGGCGGCGGTCCAAGCACTCTTCACCAGGGCCGGAATTATTCCGGCCACCAGTAAGAAACTTCTCGAACGATCCATCGAAAATCCGCAGGTCAATCTCATCCGGCTTATCGCACTCCAGTTCTACTTCGAAAAAATAAGCGCCCTCGATTCGCAGGCACGAAGCGCACTTCGCGATCTCGAACGACAGATCGAGGTCGCCTTGTGGCCGCCTCGACCGGATCCCGACGAAGCGTTCGATGTCCCGATGCGCTTCAGAAGAGGTGCGTTCTCAAAAAATCAAAAGGCTTCCGTCGATTCCGCGATCACGATGATCGACGTAGCCGCGCGGGAGCTGGGTGTGGCCGACCTCTCCGGCACCACAATTCTCGACATCGGCTGCGGCGTGAAATTCACACAGGCGTTTTACGGCCGCAAAATTCCGGTCAAGCGGTACCACGGCGTCGACGTGGACCCCGGCATGATCGATTTTCTGTCGTCGGCGGTCAAAGACGAAAGGTTTTCCTACAAGCATATCGACGTTTACAATGCGCGCTACTACAATGCCGGCAAGCGTTTGTCCGCCGATACGGATCTCGGGATTCAAGACGAGACATTCGATCTGATCTGCCTGTTTTCGGTATTCACGCATCTCGAACCGGCCGATTTTCAGGCCATGCTCGAACTGACGCGACGGTATATCGCTCCCTCCGGCACGCTCATCTTCACGTCCTTTATCGACAACAAGCTCTCCAGGGATTTCGAGGATAAGGACCCGGAGCAACCATTGCTCATGGCTTTGTATCGCGAGGCGGCGGTCCGCGAATTTGCGCGCGCCGCTCGATGGTCGGTCAACAAGATCTTTCTCCCGGGTGCACAACACTGGGTCGTGTGCACGCCGACAGACAATCCGCCGGCATCGTAACCAATGTCTTCCATCACGAACCGATCGCAATCCACGCGACGCTGTCGCCTGCCGCAATCACATAGGTCACGGCGCCGTTGGCGACGTCGATATCGGAGCCCGGCGTGGTGACCACGGCGTCGGCCGTGACATTGACGCCGCTCCGCGTGATCGTGACCTGCGCGACATCGACGGACGACAATGTCGTGACGATCGTCAGATGCCCCGCGGTCGCATCGGCGGAGGTCGCGGTATATGTCCCACCTTTGACGATACCGCCCGGCAGGCCCGCGCCCGACGGCGTGTAAGTGAACGGCGTGACAGACGAGATGTCTTCCAGGCCCAGCCCGAAAATATTGAACGACACGAGCTTGATATAGATTTCTTTGCCGACGTATTCATCCGGCAGATCGTATTCGAAGATCGCGCCGTCGCATCGCGCGAAAGCGGTACCCGACGAATGCGCCGAAATGGCCGTTCCGTACATGCCGCGCTCCAGCTCCGTCAGCGCGTAGTGATAAGAATTGGCATAGGTATAGGTGAACAACAGCGCCAGGACCGGTTGGAACCCGAACTCGTAAACCCCGGGCTCCACGAGCATATATTGATGCGCGCCCGGGTTGGAAGACACTTGCGTGTAGGTGATCAGCCCGTCCGAAACGCTCCCATTCGCGATGAACGTGTTCGCGTGGTTGACGACGACCTGGTAAGGCGCCGTCGCGGGCACCGTGTGCGACTCCGCGCTCGCCGTCGCATCCGCAAGCGTGGCCGAGACATAAGAGAGCAACTCGCCATCGACATAGCAGAGCGTGCGTCCGGCCTGGGCGTCGCTGAGCATGCCCGACGACAACACGCCTTCGCTTTCGCTCAAATCGACAGTAAGCATGTTGGTGTTGTCCGGGTTCGCGCCCGAATAGCTCGGGAGATTGGCGGTCAACACGCCCATGCGCGCGGGGCCATAAATCGTGCCGGCCTGGATATAGTTTTCGTTATCCACGCTGATCCAGACCTGGCAACCGCCCCAGTTGGGATCGAACGCTCCCCCTCCTCCGCACACCGCCATCCAGACCTGCGCCTGATCGACCAGCGCACTCGTCGGCTCGAAGATCACAGGTGTGTTGACGTTGCCGGCGGATGCAGAGGGGTTCGGCACTCCCGAGACGCTCACCTGCTTTGAATAAGCGACCGCCGTCGAAACACCCGAACGGAATTCCTGCGCCGTAATCGTCAGTTCGCCATTGTCGTCTTCCTCGATCGAGAGGATGCGATAGGGCGTGCGGGTCAAGCCCAGATTTGTGTCCGTCAGGGCGACCATGTCCATCGGCTCGAGCAGACACATCGTTTCGTCCAGCTTGAAGGTCGCCGTGTTTCGCCAATAAAGGCCCTGCTGCAGGATCAGCTGTGAGACGATTGCGCCGACTTCCACGCCCACAATCTCGTGCGCCGTGACCGTCGGCATGATGCGCGGGCCGCCGGCGAGCTCGATCGCATTCTGGTCGCGCGCTTCGACCGGCAGATAGGCGAAGAAGCCGTCGGCGCTCGTCACCTCGACACGCACGACATTGTAGGCGTCGTTGAAATCCGTCCGCGTGACCTGGACCGGGTCCTGCGTTGCGTCGCCGAGATAATCGTCGTCGTCGAGATCGTACACGACAGCGAGGTTCGGCACATAGACGACGCCGTTGTGCGAAATGGTCTCGTCGCCATAGGGAATGAACTTAAGCGACGCGCCCGACCAAACCGCCGCGCAATTGGTGATCTGCATCCAGCGGTCGAGAATGCTTTGCGCCGTCTCCTGGCTGTCCAGCACGGGCGACATGCCGATGCCGAGTGCCCGCAGATAAGTCTGCAACGCCATATCGCCGGTCGAGACGGCGTTCGGCCCGGACAGCAAGGTCGCCGTATCGATCGATCCGGCCGGAAAACACGGCACGCCATATTGCGCGTTCGTCAGCATGTCTTGAATGACGAGCGCCATGTCGGCCGTGGGAATGCCATGCAGAAATGCTTCCGCGACGATCGGATAGCCCGGCTGAATCGCATTCGGCATGCACCAGGATGCTTGGAAGTGATTGTCTCCCTGTGTTGTCAGGTATTGCCGCACCACGAGCATGTTCTGATTGGGAACGCTCGCGCTTTCGCCGAGATCGTAATTCTCGACAGCGACGATGGCTGTTCCGGGATAGCCATAGGCGTCGCCGGGATGGGCGGACACCATATAGGACCACGGCTCCTGCTCCGGATAGGTTCCCGGAATCAGAGTCATCTTGAGTTGGCCGAGGGTCTCCTGCTGGTTCGTGTTGACAAGGACGAGTGGAACGCTGTCGATAAGGCCCTCGCACAGTGCGAGTTCGAGTGTGGCGCTGTAGTCGGTCGTGCCGCCTTTGCCGCCGCCCTTCCCGCCCTGCGAAACCTTGTGGCCGCTGAAATCGACATATTCGATCAGGTTCGTGCCAAGCTTGCCCGCGCCCCATAGAATGGGGATGGGCATCGTGTTCACGGCGACATTGAGTTGAACGCCCGTATAAGTGGGCCACTTGTTGCCGCTGCCGCTACCTCCGCCAAAGATACCCATTAGCGCGGAACCCAATAGCTGAACACGCGCTTCTCTACCGCTTCGTATTTGCCCTGGCGCGAGACGTCGTCTTCGAGAACCATACGTGCCTGCGAAAAGGCGTGAATGACCTTGGGCCATTGCGAGACGATGCCGCCATGGGCGAACAGCCGTCCGATCCGGCAGAGCACGATGTCACCCGGCTGCGGATCCGTGAAAATCTCTCGCGTGTGGTGCAGCACCTGGCCGAGATAGATTTCGGCGTCGCGATGCAGGAACCAGGTCTTCGAATAGGGTCGTGGATCGAACGGTTCGACGAGGCCGGTATCGACGAACACCCGCACCAGCAGCATCGCGCAATCGACACCGGCCTTCTTGCGATCCGCCATGTGCCGATAACGCGTCCTGATCCAGGTGCGCGCTTCGGCGACAACGGCGGCACGTTGCTGAACTTCGAGGTCGTTCATGTTCAACCGATCGTAAAGAGTGCTCACGCGGAGGCGCGGAGAACGCGGAGCAGGTTCGGTGCGAAGCGCCAGGAACCGTCGTCAAGCTGCTGCAGCTATAAATGCTGCACTGCGCGCGATCCGCGTCTTCCGCGCCCCCGCGCGCAATTTTTCTTCAAAACGCCGTCGCGGGCGGCGGCACGTTCGGATAGCCGCGAAAATGCACGAGATTGTTAAACGTCGCGCAGCCGCCCACTCCGGTCGTATGATTGCAGCCGGGATAGGCGTTGAACGTGTCGCCCGGTTGCGGCGCGACAGGAAGCTGATCGACCAGGGTCAGCGTCGTGGTTCCGGAGCTTTTCAGGTTTCCGGTGTAGCCGTTCAACTTCCCGCTCGTGAAGGTGACGGTACCTTCGTTGAATGCGGTTGCCGAACTCGTATTGGTCCAGTTGATAACCAGATTGGTGCTGCCGGACGCGGCCGTTCCCGCAACGGCAAACGAAGATTTCACCAGCGCACATCCGCTATCGAACAGAATATGTATGCATCCGGCCTGATAAATGTTGCGCGGAAAATCGATATCGAGAAGAACGAGGTCGGACTTGACTTTGATCTGCGCCTCGACGCGGCCGATCTTGTCGATCGAACTGATGCGCCCGTGGAACAGGGTGACCGTGCCTATCGGCGGCGCACCCCAGGCATAGAGAAATGCGCGATCCCTCTGCAGGAAGGCGCCGTCGAACAAGCCCTGCCGCAAGGCTTGCAGGAACGGGATGCCTTCGATCAGTTCGGCCGAAGGACCGAATTGCGCCGATGCTATGCCGTCTGTCGCAAGCAGCATGTCGCCCAATTCGCCCGCACCAAGATCGCCGCTTGCGGCGGTACTTACCGATTGCGGAAAGGTCGGCGGCGTCAAACAGGAAATCGTCACATCCTGTTCGTCCACATCCATGCCGATCTTGACCGAATATTTGAGGCCGCTGACCCGAACCGAATTGGCGGCGAAGGTCGCTGTCGGCGCTTCGCCCGCCGCACCCAGCACCATCGATCCGAGGTTGCCCAGGCTCAGAAGCGAACTGTCCAGGTTCGTCGTGTCGTAGTTGTAGAAGCTGACCGGCACATCCGCGTTGCAACAGCGATACTGATTGCCGGTCGCGAGCGTGAACGTGAAGCAGTCGACGGCGACGATTTGCGTTGGGCGCAGGGCAAGGTAAGGGGCGAGTAATCCAGTTGATGTTCTCATTAAAAGACTGACTCACGCGGAGGTGCGGAGGACGCGGATCGCGCGCAGCGCAATGTTTTCTTGAACAGCAACGCGCAGAGAATACCAGGCGCTTCACGCCGAACCCACTCCGCGTTCTCCGCGCCTCCGCATGATTTCCTTTTCACGGCTGCTTCACCGTCTGCAGTTTCACAGAACCGATTTTCCACAACAGATGCGCGAAGTTCTCGAAGTCGATCGTGTCGTCGCTGAAGCGGCACACGAAATAGTAGGTGTAGTCCGCACTCACGATTGCACCCGTCGGCGGCGCCGTGTTGAACGTCACCTGGTTCGGCCAAGTGACGGAATGGCTCGATGCCGCCTGCGGTGCGCCATTGAGATAGACGTTCAATCCGTTCGGTTCGACCTGGCCCACCGGCTCGATATAGGGCGGCTGCGGCGCGGCGAGCGGCACTTCACGCACGAAAGTGAATGCCGTCGTCGAACCATTGCCGACGCCAATCTGCTGACCCTCGACCCAGGAATCCGCAACGTTTCCCGTCGCGTCCGCCTTCCGGAACAGGAACGTGTCGAAGCCGCCCGCGCGCGCGAGGAAGAAGCCTTCGATGGCCTGCAATGACTGCGCACCCAGATTGCTGAAGGCGGGATCTGACGCCGAGGTCAGCCCGTCATAGACCAGCTCGAACAGGTAGAGCGGGTATTTGTAGAGCGACGCCGCAACCGTGCGGCCGGAGACATGTTTCGAGAGCCGCGTCGAGGTCTGCGGACTTTCGTGGACGCTCCACGACCGGCCGCGCAGCTTGGGGAAAATCGCGGTGCTCATCGGCGGACCTGATTGCGCTGGTAGTTGCGCGCCACGCGCGCAATCTGGGCGATGTTGTTGCGCATCACCCGCTCGACGCCGCCCGTGTCGATGCTCTGGATGTTGTGCGTCACGTTGAGGCTTCCGCTGCCCAATTGCGGCGCGGCGCCGCCCCGCCCTTCGAACGTCTCGCGCATGGCGCCGGCGATCGACGCCGGAAGCACCATTTCGTTCTTGTGCAGCTCCGTCAGCTGGCCGTCGAACGGAACCGAATACTGGCCGCCTTCCGCCGAGGTGAGCGCGTCGTAACCCATGATCGCCGCGAACGTGACGGCTGCCGCGGCAGCGCCAAGAAAAGGTCCCACGACGGGAATCGACGCCAAAGCGGAATAGGCGCCGGACGCCCCCACCATCGCGTCATTGCTGATCTGCGCCGAACCCATCGCGACCGATTGCGCCATGCCGGCCGCTTTGCCGGCCGACTGGGCCGCATTCTGCGCCGCCACACCGGCCGTCACCGCGCCGATCTGCGCGGCCTGCTGCGTTTGCGTGAGCGTCGTTTGCCGGACGGAAGACTGGAGCGCAAACGCATCGCTCTGTTGCGTCGTCGCTTTGTCCGACACGAGCTTCTTCAGATTCATCATCGCGTGTTCGGTATATTCCTTCAGATAATATTCGATCTGGCGCTCGAGCATCTGCAGCCCGATCTGCTCGAGGTCTTTGCCGAGGCCCTGGCGCTTCGAAAAAATATCCGACACGAGCGAAGATTCCGCGCTCTCGATGCTGGACGTCATCTGCTGCCAGCTCTTGGACTGCTCCTCCGTGAGCTTGTTGTTTTCGGCAGCGACATCCTGGGTGAACTTGTCGACGAGCGCCTGTCGATCTTTCATGGCTTTCTTGTACGCTTCGGTCCCCGCGACCAGGCCGGCGTTCTCGGCGTCGAACCGCTTGAGAATTTCGGCTTCGGTCTGCTGCGTCAGTCCGACTTCCAAATCATGCAGTTGCTGCGCCGTGATGTCGTGCGACTGAAATTGCGTTTCGAGCGCTGCCTTGTCCTGGGAGAGCTTCCGTTCCGCGGTCGAGATAGAGTCCTGCAGATCGGTCTGATCCATCTCCCGCTGCTTTTCTGCAGCCTGGTGGTCGATCTCGGCTTTCTTGTTTGCGTATTGTGCATCAATCAGAGCAAGTTCTGCCGTCAGCTCCGCGTGTGTGATCTTGCCGGTTGCGGCCTCCTGCTCGAAGGCATTCTTGTCCGCGTCGTATTTCTGTTGTGCGAGACTCTGCTCCTGCGCCACGAATGCGGAGAGCAATTCCTGGCCAAGCGCGAGTCTGGAAGCATTGAGTTGCGCCTGACCCGCGAGGACCGCCTCGTTCGTCTGCTTATCGATGGAGATGATCTTGTCGGCTTCTTCCCGAGCTCTCGATGCGCCCTGGGACTGAGCGCCGCCGCCAGCGGGTTTTTCGCCCTGCGCCGCAAATTTGGCGATCTCGGCTGCCTGGCTGCCAAGGATGTCGCGCGCCTGTTTCGCGTTGGTGACAATTGTCTTCTCCGCATTGCCCTGGTCCCTGAGCTTCGCCGTCGCCGCTTCGATGAGCGCGCTGTCGATGGTTCGCTGGCTCGCGGTCTCCCCAACGAGGCTCGCCGCGGTCTGCAGGTGGCCGATATACGCATCGAGATTGGGCGTCGGCAGCTGGATTCGGGTGGTCGGCAGTTTTTCGAATGCCGTCACCGCACTACCGACCCCTCCGGCAAGCTTGCCCCACGATTCTGCGGATTGCTCATTTAAGACGGTTTGGGCTAGCTGCGGTGAATATGTGGCCAGGAGTACAGACAGATACATGCTTGCATTTCGCCAGTTCGTCGTAACGCTGGCACTGTGAGCTTCGAGAGGGCCGCGGGCGGCGGCGATCGTGCCGGCCAATGCCTCGAGCATGGCTTTCTGCGCGCCATAGACGTCGCCCAGCTGCTTCGCTTTTTCATATGCCGCCAATTCCGCGTCCGTGCGACCACGAAGATTGGTGATGAACTGTTCGGAGCTCGCCGTGAACGGATCGCCAAAAACTTCGCGCAATTGCTCGCCGGCCTGCCGAAGAGATTGTCCGGTTGCGTCGGCCCAGCCTTTCGTCGCGGCGGACAGGCCCTCCATCGACGCCTGGCTTCGATTGGCCATGGTCTGGAATCCTTCGACGACCGCATTGGCGTCTTCGGATGACATATCCGGCAATGCGTCCAGCCGATCGACATATTCGTCGATTTGCTCTTTGCTCGCGACAAACCCCTTGGTACCGAGGCCGGACAATTCGATCTTCGCCGTATCGTCTGCGGCCTGCACCGCACGTTCGCCGAAATAGGCCAATGCGCCGGCTGCGGCGGCAATCGCGCCGACCGGTCCCATCGCCGCGAGGCTTAGCTCGGAGAAACTTGCGGCAATCGCAGCCACTTGCGATGCGGCTCCCACGATATCGTTTGAACTCAGTTTCTCGCCGAGTTCCTCTACCCCGCCTGCCACCCGAAGCGCCGCAGTCGCGGTACTTTTGAGGCCTTCCGACAGTCCGCCGCCGAGCGTGTTGCCAGCGACCTCGCCCGCCTCGGCAAGATCGCCCAACGATGTTTTGGCCGCCTGAGCACTTGCGGTCAAAGACGAATCGACCGCGCCGCCGATCGTGATTGTCACCGTGCCGTCGTCTGCCACCGGAATCTCCTACTGCACCGACTGAGAAAATCTTGCCTCGGCATCCGTCTCGAGAGCCTCGGCGAAGCGGTCCGCCGCCCCGCGCGCGGCAGCGAAAAGTTCGCGCGAATTGATTTCAAGCGGCGGAACCGGCGAGCGGTCCGTGGAGGGCGCGAGCACGACGCGCTCGTGCGGCCCCCTCGTGTTGAAGACCGAAGGATGAACCGGATGCCGGCGCTGCAACAAATCGTCGAAGGCCAATATGTCGTTCCAGGCGGCATTCACCTGCAGCACCAGGCTCTGGTAAGCTTCGATGCGACGAGGCAGTTCGGTATCGACGACGTCGGCGACGAGCCCGCTGCGTCGCGCCATCGCCGCCGCCAATTTCTGGTCCAGGCGCGCTTGCTCGGAAGGAACATGGCTTTCCGCGCGTTTCGCTTCACCGGCCGGTGCCTGCGGGCCCGCGCCCGGGCGCCCTGCGGCGCGACCGGGAATGTTGGCGATTCGCGATTGCAAATCGGCAATGGCGGCCAGATGTTCCGCAAGCGCCTTGCGGGCCTTCGCTTCGGGTCGCGCTTGGATGGGCGAGCTTTTCATCGTTTAAAATCCTCAAAAGCGTTGCCGATTGTCGCCGCGAGTGCCCTCGACATGGCTTCGGACGAATTCTCGACTTTCGAATTTCGGGGCGGTCGACTAAAATATCTGCGAACCGGGGGGACAATCAGATGAAATGTGCTTATTGCCTTGAAGAGATGAACGAGGGCGCAACCGTTTGCCGGGTGTGTCACCGAACTCAGCCGCGATCCTTCGCGATCGGGGGGCGCAATCTGTTGTTCGCAATCGCCGCCATTGTGCTGCTGGCAGCCGGCATCGGTGCATATTTCATTTTCAAGCCGATATCCGAAGAAGAGAAAATCGCAAATCTATCGCGCTGCATGACAGGTAAGGGCATCCCGGACGCCTCCGAAAACGATATCCGGGAGCAAATCGACAAGATGGACTCCATGGTCCACCGTGGTCGGCAATTCGAGTTGGACATAATCAAGAAAGTGACCGGCTGCCCCTGACGGACCTCGGCTATGGCTCGAATTCCGGCAAATCGGATTCAAGGTATTCCGATGCGTCGGTATTGCCTGCGACATCCTTCGGCGGCCTCCATCCAAAATGGCATGCCGCGAATTCCTCGATCGGCGGGCGCAACGCGAGTTCCTTGTTCTGCGCCTTGAGCCGCGTCATCGTCAGTGCATCAAACCAGTAATCCGGCGTTCCGCCGAAATAGCGGCAAGCCCGCGCGATCAGATGCTCCCAGTCGGGCGGACCTCGTCTTCCCCCGAGGGAGGCGCGTCCCGGCGCGGCGCGAACTCGTACATGCGCGATTGTCGCCGCACGACATAGAAAGCGAGCAGCATTTCCGCAGGGCTCGTCGGCATGTCGTAAAATTCGTCCGGCGAGAGCTTGGGATGCGCGCGTGTCAACCCGATATAAACCACCTCGCACAGATCGGTGAATTGCTCGCGCGTAAATTTGTAGAGCCGTTCGAGTGTCGCCGTGCCGCGTCGGGCATCGATCGCCCGTTTCTCATCGTCCGCAAGTTCCGAATAATTCTCCGGCAGGCCTGCCGCCTTGTCCAAGGCGCGCAACACATCCGTGATGCGCTCAATGCGTTCGCCCGCGTCAATCAGCTGGCGCGCGGCGAGTTCCGGAATCGGCCATTCCTGGCCGCGCCATATGATGACGGGCGTTTTCCTGGAATCGTATTCTGCCGGTGAGATCATGAATGGTTCACTCGATGGCTGATTTCGCGGACCGCATCCGGCGAGTCCACTTTCTGAATGGTGACCTTCGGCAGAAGAAGCGGCGACGAGAGATAGCGGTCGCCGAGTTTGCTCAAGGTCTCGAGCAGGTTCACACGATGAAACCGGATATCCGCATAGGTGGCGCACGGCACCAGCGGCCGCGCGGTGGCCGGCGCGCTCTTCTTCGTCGGTCCGTCGGTCAGCCGGCGGAAGCGATATTCCGTAATCTTCTTCGCGACGAACTCGACTTCTCGCTGCACTTCAAGCCGCGAACGTCGAAACGTCGCCATGATCGTCTCGATCTGTACGCCATTGGCGACGTTCTCGAAGATCAGCCGGCGCTGTTCGCCGAGGGACTCGCTTTCTAGCATGACGTATTCCTGAAGATTGGCACGCGCCCGCCTTCGCTAAAGCTTCGGCGGGTCAGGAAAGAGAATTGGTCCGCCGTAGCCTTGGCGTAGGCGGAGAGTCGCGGAGGACACGGATCGCGCGCAGCGCAATCCATGCACGGCCCGAGATGCGTCGAAGATGGCCGGCGTTTCGCGCCGAACCTGCTCCGTGTTCTCCGCGCCTCCGCGTGATTCCTCTTACGCTGCCTCAGCAAAACTGAACGTCCCCAGCGTATCCGTCGTGTCGCAGCCGGCCTGGAAGCTGAAGGGCGGCTTGCCGTAATCGCCCATCTTGGTCGAGATCTCGTAGTCCGTCGCGAGGCAGGAATTGAGCGTAAGCACATCCTGCTCGACCGCGCCGCCGGGAGGCGTCCAAGGGAACACCATCGCGGCGGTGAAATTTCCCACCTTGCCCATCGGCTGGTTTGAAAGTGTCACGCTCTCGCCCGTCGACGCGACCGAGTAGAGATAGGACGTTTTCATCGCCTTGCCTTCGTCGCCGGCCGCGAAGGTGTAGACGCCCGCCGCGACAGTGTACGACACGCCCGCAACGGGCGCCGATGCGACGCGCACCAACCGTGCACCCGTCGTGACGTTGGTCACGCCCAGGTCCTGCGTCCAGGTCGCCGAATTTGCCGCGGTGATGATGTAAGGCGTCGAGCCCGCAACCGTTCCGAGCTCGTTGTCGGATTGGGCCGTCTGGCCCGTGGAGCCGGCATCGGCGAACAGGAGATCGGTGAAGATGCGGGCATTGGTCGTGCCGGTCGTCACCTTTCCCGTCACGCTCATCTCGCCGCTCGACACATCGGCCGCGAGCTGGTTGGGGCCGTAGATTTCCTTGGCGCCCCGCTTGAACGTGATCGATTGATCCTGGACGAGCCCGAAGCGGATGGGTGTGGGGTTGCTCGCATTGAGCGTGGCGAAGGCCTGGCCGGCGCCGAACAATTTCTTGCCGTTAAGAGGTGCAGTCATGGCGTTACTCCTTGGAATTGGTGAGGGCGGTTTCAAGCGCGGCGAAGCGATTCTTCAGTTCGTCTTTGGCCGCAAAGGCCTGGTTGAAGGCATTTGTGTCGCGCGCGATGGCTCCGCTCGCGAAGTTCTGGTTGAACCAGGCATCGATCAGGTCCGTGATTTCTTCCGGGGTGGGCATGGGCTGCTTCCTTCAGTGATTGACGAGAATTTCGACTGGGATGATCGCTTCGCATTGACCGCCGAGCCCTTCTGCGATCTTCACATCGCCGGAGACGCGGCAATGCGTGACCAGGCCGCCGAGCGTCTGGTATTCGTCGGCGAACGGGTCCGGTGCGATCGCGTTCGTCACCGCATCGAGCAGCGGATTGAGGATGCTCGAGACGGGCGCCGTAGGGTCCGCTTGTTCGCAATAGATGAAGATCACGCAACTTAGCGTGACCACGGGCGGCATGCCGGGCGGTGCAATCCATTTCTCGCCCAGCTCGACCTGCAGCAGCGCCGGTTGCTGGCCGGATGCGACGGCGGAATAGACCTTGATCCGCCGCGTTGCGGTCTCGAAATCGGCCGCTGCGCTCGCCAGCGCGAACAACGCCGCATAGATATCTTCGCGGACGAAACCGGGTTCACTCATTTGCGGCACTCGCGACGACCTTGCGGATTTCGTCGATGATGTCGGGCGCGATCTCGCCAAGCGAAGACCGCATGAAGGAATGCTCGGAAATTTCGATCACATGCGCGGCCGTCTTCATCGCGAACACAACCTTGCCTCCATATTCGAACGATAGCGCGCGGGCATTGATCGACACGATCTCGGGAATCTCGATCCGCCCGTCATATTCCTGGATACGCGCATATTTGAGCGCGGTCGCCACACCGTCGCTGAGCGTGTCGCCCGAGTCCGAAAGCCCCGTCTCGCGCAAACTGTTCAACAGGGCGCCGCTCCGAACCTGCAGCACATCGCCGGAAACTTTCTCCTGCACCTTCGCAAGCAATTTGAGCGCGCCGGCCTGCACGACCTGGCGGACACCGGCACGCACTTTGTCCGGCAACGCGGTCAATTTGGCCGCGGCAGAGCCCGCGTCGATTTGGATCTCTACGGCCATCAGACCGGCAACAGATTCTTGTAGGGCTGCAGCATAGCCGCGATCAGCGGCGTAAACCGCGTCGTATCGAACGCGACAGTCTCGTTGCCGCCCAGCGAATGTGTGCGCTCTCCTATGTGCTCGGAATATTTGAACCGCTCCGATACGAACTCGATGCAGGCATCGGTCAGATCGGACGGGATGAAGCCGTAAGAGATCAGGACATCGGCGTTATCGTCGCCGGAATTGAAATCGTAAGCCCCCGCCGTCGCATCGAGCGCATATTGTCCGACGGTGGGCGCGCTCGCGACTTTCGTCAGCGCCGTGCCGTTCGCGTACGTGACGCCGACATCCGACGTCCATTTTCCGTATGGCGCATTGACCGTCGCTGTGCCGCCGGAAACCGTCTGCGGCTCTGCCGTCACCTGGTAACCGCTTTGATAGACAATCGACACGCTCTGCGCGTCGCACGGGAACGAATATCCTCTGAGCGACAAGGCCTGTGGCCGACCCGGCGGTGCGCCCTCCCATTGTTCGAACACATAGCCCGTGCCGAATTCCGTCGAACAAGGCGGTATCGTTACGCCGCACGCGATCACCGACGTGGCCGCGATCACCGGCCATTGCTTGAGGATCATCGACGTGCCGCCATTGCCGTCGCGGATTTCCGTGACGGTGCGCGGCAGCAGCAGCGGCCGCTGCAGATAGGAACAGATGTCCCGGCTCGCCCGCGTGATCAGGCTCGCGAGCAACGAATCGGAATTCGAATCCGTCCGCCCGAGCCAAAGCTTGACGTCGGCGAGCTGGCAGAGATCGTTCAGCGCCATCGCTCAACCTTTAATTTGTGAGAGATCGCCGGATCGGCCGGGAGCTTTCGCGCCCGGCCGATTCCCGCGAACCGCGACTTAGCCGTTTCCGATATTGGCGATGATGCCCAGCGCGAACTGCGCATAGACCGCCAACACTTCCTCGGCATAGATGCCGTACTCACGGCGTCGCGTGCGTAAGGGCCAATCGGTGCGGTAATAATCGCGGCGGGTGATCACCTCCGCGGTGTTCGGCACTTCGTTGGATTGATACCATTCGGGCAGTTTCGCGCAGTGCGCGAACAGGGTGCCCGGCGGCATATCGGGATGTGCGATAACCGGGATTTTGTCGCCTCCGCCACCTTCCACATCCGTGCCGCCGCCCGTGAACGGATTGTAGTAGTAGCGGATCTGTCCGTTCGCGGTGAGGCTGAAGCCCGCATCGCCGGAGGCATCCACGTCGTAGCGCAGCAGCGGGCTCGACGCGCCGTTCAGCACCTTGGACGTGATATTGCTCTGCTCCTGCGACGACACCCAGATCACGGTCGGACCCAGGCGATAGTTCGCCCACATCGACTCGAGCATGTTGTCGATTTCGACGACCGAGCCGTGGCCGGAAGACGTGAGCGGCGTGCCGACGCCGGCATTCGCGGCCGTAATCGTCTGCGTCGCCTGCGACTGCACCGTGCCGCCGGAGAAGGCGTTCGACAGATAGCCGCTGAAGGCCGTCGCGTTCTGCGAATTGTCCGAGGTGACGGTGGTCGCCGCCTGCCGGCCGGTTGCAAGCGCCGCCTTGAAATAAGCGGTGTTGACCGTCGTGATCGCCTGCAGGGTTTCGCTGCCCGCCGTGCCTACGAACCAGGCATAGGCGACCGCGCCGTTGACCAACGCGACCGAACAACCGAGCCCGGACGTTCCGGAGACCGTCGCCTGCGTGGCGTTGCTCGATTTGTTCGAATTGCCGCCATTCAGCGTGTAGGTCTGGCCGTCCATGCCGGTGATCGTTTTGGACGGCGTGAAGCCCGCAGCCGCATTGCCCTTGCAATTCAGATAGCCCTCCGCCGTGAGCGCCACAACGATGACGGAATAGGTCGCGGACGGCAGCGTCGAAGAGGTGTCGGCGATGGCCGACAGTGTCGGCGTCGCGGGCGTGCCGAGCGCGATCCCGCCGGAGCTGGTGCCGTTGCCGGCCAGCAAGCCGTTCTCTTCCTTGCGCATCGTTTTCTGCAACAGGCGCATGGAGAGCGTGGCGTTCAGATCTTCAAAGCCCTCGCCCGCGCTCTCCGCTTCGAAGGTGAGATAATCTTCCTCGCCGATCGTGACGTAAGGCGCGGATGCGTTGGCCGTCGTGTAGGACATCGCGCCCGAACGCTGGCCTTCCGGAATCCACCCCATCGCATCGAAGCCGGAGCCCGTGAGCGCGGAGACGATTTTCCAGTTCGCCTGCGTGCCGTAGCCGGACGGACGGCCGACACGCGGCGTCATGTTCCGGAGCTTGGTGATGGTGGGATAAAGATTCTTCGCCGGCGCCTGGAGATCGTAATAAGTCAGCCCCGAGCCGACGGAGATCGCTTTGGCGAGGTCTGCCGAACCCGATTTGAGCGCGGCCCGCATCAGATCCATGGTTTCTTTGGTGACGTTCATTTTGAATACCCTTTCGAGTGGGAACGCCGTTGCTGAAGCGGCGAAGTTTTCGCGCGCCCGGTGCAGCGTCCCGGATGCGTGCGCGCAATCTCCCGGTGACCCGGTCGATCGGTTGCGATTTCTGAGATGGTGGCGGGTCCCCCACCCTAACCCTCCCCACAAGGGGGAGGGGATTTGAGCGAGTGGGTTGCGCGCGCTTGCGTATGCCTTTTTGTTGGCCGAAGGTTCTTGAAGAACGTTCGCGGACAGATACGACGTATACGGATCGTTCCCCTCCCCCTTGTGGGGGGTCAGGGTGGGGGGCGTCGAAACAAGCTCCGACCTACACCCTCTTCCCCAGCGGTGCCGGTGCTGCCGCGAGCGGTTGCGCGAGGGACATTTTCATCAGCACCGGCGTGCGCTCGTCGGGCGACAATTTCGCAAGATGTTCCTCGAATGCGTGCGCGGGATCGTCGGTGGCATCCCGGCCTTTCGCCACCAGCCGCGTGCCATTCACGATGGGGCCGCCGGAGGCAGGCTGCGCTTCGAGTGCCGCGATGCGCGCATTCTGTTCGGCGATACGGGCGAGCGCGGCGTCGATCTTGGGCGCCATGTCGCCCAGCGATTTCCGCAGCGCGGCGTTTTCGGCAGCGAATTTGGAGAGCGCACCGGAGGCAAGCTTGTCGATCTCGCCATCATCGTCGGCGGCATCGTCACCCGTTTGGCACGTGGCGCCGAGTTCGCAGGCGGTGTCGTGCATCTTCTGGATAAGGTCCAGGTCGTCCGCGGAATTGCGGGCGCCGAGCTTGGAAAGACCGATCGCCGCACCACCCTCGACGTTGTGCTTCAGCGCCGCAGCTTTGGTCGCGTGGAACGAGCCATCTTTCGCCCGCCAGCCCTGCTCCACATCCGGCACGACATTGGTGGGCGTCTTGAACTTGCGCAGCTCCGTCGAACCGTCCGCCTTCACCACTTCGAATGTCGCGGTTGGAATGCAAGGATTGTCGACCAGGCTCACTTCGGCGGGCTGCGGCGTGTAGCGCGTCAGATGCGGCGCCTCGGCGTCGCGCCAGCGCTTCAGATATTTGCCGCCCATCGAGAAGCCGGTGTAGACGCCCTCGAGAACCTTGTTCCATTCGCCGTCGTCGATCACCTTGCCGCAGGCCTCGATGCGTTTGGCTGCGTCGTCGAACGCAATCGATTCGAGCTTGCCCGCGGCCACACTGCCGTGCATCGCGCGCAGATTGCCCACGCTCCTGCCGTCACTCGCCTTGGCGATGTCGGCCGACCATTTCGCGAATTCCGGCTTCGCCGTCTCGTAATCCATGATCTCGCCCGAGCGATCGGCGATCTCTTCCGCGATCGTGCCGTAGACCAGCCGCTTTTCGACATCGACCTTGGTAAGGGGGACAAAAATATTGAGAGTCGTCATGTCCATCGAAGGACTCCTTTGGAAATTCAATGCACCGTCGCGCCGCGCTGCCGTTCCAGCATCGCTTCGAACACCTGAGTCAGATATTTGTGTTGAGCCCTGGCGACCCGAAGGCCTTCGTAGTCTCCGGTGTCGCTCGCGATCTTCGCCGTCTCACAAACGGCTTGCGAGCACAGCAGGATCGTCTTCAGATCGCGGTCCGTCGGCGGCGGAAAGCGTTTGTCCACGAGACAATCCTCGCTAAGGCGGCTACTGTGACTGCATGGGACGCTTGAAATCGCACAAGCTCGCAATCAATGAACGCATCGAGAGACTGCGAGCGCTTCAGCCTCCGCTGACAATCGCCGCGAATGGCCGCGCTTTCGCCCCGGGTTCGCGCGAATACGAGAAAGAACTCAAAAGGCTCGCAGGAATGCTCGATCACGAGGAGTTTGAGGCCTTGTTCAAATCAGGCTCCTAGCGCAACTCAATCGCGCCGGCGCCTTCGCCGGTTTTCACGTTTTGCGGATCGCTTGTCTCGTCACCCGCCTTGATGTTCGCATCGATGCGTACATAGCCCGACCCAGTCTCGACCATCGCGACATTCCCGCCCGGGATGGGATCGAGGCCGCGGCCTGCCCGCACTTCGTCGATGGTGCGGATGCCGGCTTTGACATCGGCCACGTCGATCTGGGCTGCGGTCTGCGGATCGCTCTCGCGGTCGTCGACCGTCACCATCTCGATATCGCGCCAGCCCATCCGATCGAACAGCTTGCGGAACAGGTCTTCGTACCAATTCAAAATCGGAACCAAGCCTTCCTCGATCGCGGCATCGTGCGCGGTGTCGGCCGTGGCCCGGTTCATCATCGAGACGAAAGGCTGGGGCGAGACCTTGAAGCAGAAGCAGACGATGCGCGCGAGAAACTCGTCAAAGGGATCCTTGAGGTCCGGCTGCTTGAGCGGTTTCACGTCGACGCCGTTTGGCACCCAGGTGCCGCGGCGGCGCGCCTGCAGATTGCCGGAGAACAGCGAGTCCCAATATTGCTGCCAGCCCTTGATCTGCTCCGTTGCCCAGTTTGGCGGCGAAGTGAAGATCGAGTCGGTCAGATTGCCTTCGGTGTAGTAGGCGAGCTGGTGCATGCTGCGGCGCACGAGCGTGTTCACCGTCACGATCACCTGCTCCACCGGCGAATAGCCATAGACATGGCCGGGCCGCCGGTTGCGCGGGAAATAGATCAGATTGTCCGTCGAAAAATCAGCGGCGGGTACGCCGTGCAGAATCTGCTGATAGGCCGCATCGGGTGCACGCGGCACGCGACCGTTCGCATCGATGCGCGGACTGATCGTGGAACCGTCCAGCACTTCGAAGCCGTAAATCCGCCCCTTGCGGTCGGGCCGCACATAGATCGAGGTCGCGTCGGTGACGAACACTTCCTCGCCGATCGCGCGCAGCCATTGCGGCAGGGCCAGTTCCTTGTCCGGATATTCGAAGAACGCTTTCGCGAGCTTGATCTCAGCCGCGAACTGGCTCGCCATGGGATGGGTGCCGTCGGCCAGCTTGCGCGGGCGCACTTCCCAGTCCTGGCCTTCGATCTGGTCCTTCCGCGACTCGATGATGATCCGCATCATGTCGCAATTGTCGGCGAGCATATGCAGGTCGGCGAAACTCGTGGGCTCGTAGTAACGCGGGCTGTATTGAAGGTTGTAACCGAACGGATAATCGAAGGCGCGGCCGGCCGTCTCCGGCGGCGCGAAAGGCGCCAGCGGCTGGCTCGGCCCGAACCAGGTCTGCGGCGTGACGCCGGTGATCACGTAACGCACCACCTGCGCCGCGCGCACAAACACCGACGGCGGAATCGCGGTCACGCGTGCGGTCGAAGTATCTGGCATGTCATGTCCTGTGCGAATGTCGACCAAAAAGTAGGTTCACCACGGAGGCACGGAGAACACGGAGAACACGGAGAAGAAATGAGTCGCGCGCGAATGCGCGCAATGAAAGTTCTCCGTGTTCTCCCTTTTTCTCCGTGGCTCCGTGGTGCATCTTCCTTCGCGAAGCTGGCACGACCATCAATTCAAACCGCCCTTTGCGGCGACGACTTCGGCAGCGATGTTGAGCCAGCCGTCTTCACCGCCGGAGAGCATCAGCTCGGTCAGCGCCCAGATCGCGGCATCCGCGCGGTCGGGCGAGCCTTTGCCGAGATAACCGTCGGGTGTCAGCGCGCAGAACTGGTCTTCGAGTTGCGTGAACGCACCCGCATGGCCGACACGACGTTGCTCATAGAGCGCCGAGATCGGTTCCGCGCGGGCGATCTTGCCGTGCGAGGCATGCACCATCTTGATGCGTGTGCCGACTTGCGCCGCCAGCAGCACCGACTCGACCATCGCGCCGCCGAAATTCTCTTCTGCCACCACGCAATCGGCTTTGTGCAGCGGGACCGCTTCGGCAACGCGCCGTCCCCAGCCCGCGGGCGAGAGCGAGCACGTCCAGTCGTCCATCACATAACAGCGTCCGTCGATCGCCTTGCCGGCGACCACGATGCCGACACTGTCGCGCCCATCCTGGCCGCGCGTACCGGAGGGATCGACACCCACCACCACACGCACCATCTTCGGCACGGGCACGCTGCGCGCAACCAGCGCCTCGTCGATCATCGCGCGCGACCACAACGCGCCCTGGATCTCGTCCAGAATCTCCGCGTCGATTTCCTGCCGACCGAAGCGCGTGCCTTCATAGCGGCTGATGACATGGGCGAAAAACGCGGGCGCGAGATTGTCTCGGTTGTCATAACTCGTGCTGCGCGTGATGACCGAATCCGAGCGCTGCATGAGCGACTTGAGAACGGGCAACGCGCGCGGCGTTGTCGTCACCATCTGCTGCGGGCGTTGGCCCAGTCGCAGCCCCAGCTGCAGATTGTCGAACGCAGCTTCGAGATAAGTCCATTTCGCGAGTTCGTCGCACCAGGCGGTGTCATGCTGCGGGCCGCGCAGCATGTCCGGATCCTCGGCCGAATAGAGCGTGGCGATCGCGCCGTTCGGCCAGGTGATCAGCCGCTTCGACGGCTCGAATTTCGCGCGGAGCCAGGGCGAGGCGACGGACAGGAGCCCGCTCTCGCCTTCCACCATCACATAGCGCGCGTCATTGGCATTGGCGCCGACAATGGCGATGCGCCTGCAACCACTCTCGACACGGGCGCGCACCCATTCGGCGCCCGCCCGCGTCTTGCCTGCGCCGCGACCGCCGAGATAGATCCACGTTGTCCAGTCGCCTTCCGGCGGACGCTGTTCGTCGCGGACGTGAAACGCCCAGGTATTCGACAGAGCGTCATGTTGCGCTGCCGTCAGTCGGCTCCGGAATCGTTCCATCCTCTTCGGCTTTAAAGTCAGCCATTGCTTGTATGAGGGAATCGCTGGCCTCCTTCATGCGCCGTTGCGCCGCCGTGTCCTGTTCCACCACCGGCGCAATCGGCGAAACGCGCGGGTGGACATAGGGCAATACGCTTGTCGCTGCCTTGTCGCGGCGCGCATTGCTCGCGGTCGGATCGCGCATCACGCCCAGCAGATAGTCGACCGGCTGGAGATCGCCTTCGAACGCAATGAGCCCTGTCTTTACGCGGCTTTTCGCAGGCGCCTCGGCCTGTTCGTCCGCGCTTTCCGGATTTTTGGCCGGATTTTCGGCGGCGTTTTCCTCAAGCGGCGGAGCGCCGCTTTTCGTAGTGTTCATGGTGTGAGAAACCCAATAAAAAACCCGGCGGCTCGTTTCGAGCCCCGGGCGTATGTTTTCGTCGTGACGAAATTGATATGCCGTTTGATCAAAAGGTACTGGCCGGTTTAGCCCTTAAGTGGCCTGCTTTCAATTCGCACTGGCCTGTTTTGCTTGACACGCTCATTTCTTGCCTCCGTCGATTACGTTGAAGCGCCCCCGAAATTGGCCGAATTTCCGGGTGGACTGGATCGTGTCGCCACGGTCGAGGTTCATTGGGCTCTCGGTTGTCGTGCCATCGGGCAACGTACCGTCAAGCGCGGCGTCAATCAATTCGCCGATGCTCCAAATGTGATCTGTGACGCCAAGCTGCATCGCGGGCGTAATCCGTAAGGCTTCATGCACGCGGCAGAAATTGTAGTACATCGCGTATAGGGCGACGGCCGCAATGTGATGCTCGAATTTCTTGCTAAAGCCATTCGTCAACCGCGTGAACCGGCGCTGATGCATCCGCAATGTAAGGTTCTGGCGTTCAATGAATGATGTGCTGATCTGTTTCGGCCGTCCGATTACCCGGCGTACCTCTACATCTACTACGTCGCCCGGCGAATAACGGTGTGCCGTGTCGTCTCCGCCAGCGGCGTAGGTCTTTATAATCACGCCATGCGAGCAATCATCCTTGAACGCGCGCTCGATTGCCCATGGATAGGAATTGAGCCCGTCCGTCGAAATCTCGGGAGCGCCGATCACGCGAGCGCGAACGTCTTTCGCGAATGTCAGCGTCGCGTCATGTGTGCGCTTGCCTGTGTAGTAGGAAATGATGGCCTTCGCGGAGCCCGCCAGTGCGATGTAGGTGTATTGATCGCCAACCGTCTCTGGATCGGTCTCGCGCACCGCCTTGCGTTTCTTTCCGACGAATTGCCAGATTTCATCGAACTCCAAGCGGGCCACATTCAAGTCGCGCATCAGGCGATTGTGGACCTTGGCGCAGCCAAAGCCGACGCGGGCACCCAGCTTCATGACCGTCTCGCGATTGACGCCAGTGAGCCTCTCTGTGGCCCTGATACTCACGCCTTCGCAAAGAGCGGAGATCGCTTCAATTTGCTTTTCACGAGACAGGATATTCATGGCGTCAGTCCCCTAAATTGGCTCCCCGGCTGGGTGTCGATCCCAAGTCTTCCGGCTGTAAGTCGTCTGTCCTACCGTTAGACGACCGGGGAGAAAGTCTCCGTTTCCGTCTTGTTGTTATCATATATGCAGACTATTTTCCGCTTGGCAAGAGGAAAAACGTCATATATGATAACTTTTATTCGAAAACGGAGGTTGTTGTGGCAGGCAAGACGAAAGAACCGGCATGGGAGGAACGGGCGTCCCGGTTTCTCAAAGCCGAATTGAAGCGGGCGGACGTGACCTATGAGGAGCTGGCAGCCCGGCTCAAAAAGCACGGTCAGAACGAGACCAAGGCGTCCATAGCGGCAAAGCTTGGTCGGGGGACGTTCTCGGCGGTCTTTTTCCTAACAACCCTAGCGGCCCTGGGATTGGACAAGATACCGTTGGAGGATGTCTGAGGGGCTATAACGGCAGATGCCGAATTGGACGCAGTGGAAGGCGTTAGCATCACGCCATCGGGTCGCGATCATCGTTGTTTTGGTGTCTGGAGTGGCTATCGGGTTTGTGGCGCTGTCCCCAGACTTTCAACAATGCGTTGACGCCAACCAAGGCACCAATCCCGCACAAGGCCCATATTATATCGTCGCCCATTTTCTCGGGATTGTATGGTGGTGCGGCGGGGTTTTCTCCAAAGAGAACGGAGACACGATCACTGCATTCGCGACCGTGATAATGGCAATATTCACTGGAACTTTGTGGTCTATCACGGACAAATCGGTCGGACTCGCGAGGGATGAGTTTGTCGCTACTCACCGGCCAAGGGTCGTATTGCAGCGGATCACGGCGGCACAGCGAGGCGGAGCCAGCGGAATTCTGCCAGTCCCCGCAACTATCGACCTTGTTTTCGTAAACGCCGGAGAAACGACGGCCAAAATAGTCGATTGGTATGCAGTTCATTATTTCCGCAATTTTACTGACGCATTCCGCCCGATGTACTGGCCAATTTGGCATTCTGAAATCGAATTCACGCTGGCCCCCGGGGAAAGCCGAACCGTAACGGCAACCCACCGGAGCCTTGATATGTTTACGCGATCCTTCCTCAATGGGCTGGCCGCAATGGTCGTCATAGGAGACATCACCTATATCGGCGATGACGGAATAAAGCGGACCACCGGCTTTTGCAGGCCGTGGTCCGTCAGTGAGGGCAACTGGCAGCCCGGGACGGACCCACAATATGAATATGCCTATTGA